TCTGGACCGGTACCGGAGAATTGTTTGCCAAAAGCTTTTATGGACCCACCTGCTGGGGTCTGTGTGGCGGAAGCGCCTCCTGTGCCACCAGTGGTTTCACCGCCAGCAGTGGGTTGTTTATCGGGTGTTGCGGTTGATGATTGTTCAGGTGCCGCTTCAGGACTGCCTTTAGGAAATAATAATTGTTTATCTGGCTTATTAGCGTCCACTGACGCATCTCTAACGCCTGCTAATTTGTTAATAACGTTAGATAACTCTTTAGAAACAGCAAGATTAGATTTTTCAGCATCTAATTTTAATTTTGTTATTTGCGTAGATAGTTCTGCTGTTTTAGTAGCGATATCGGAAACATATTTTTTGGCTAGATTAGGAAATTTACCAGTTTTACCACCTGACATTTCGCCGCTCATAGCACTTTTGGCACCTGATTTAAGACCTTGAAAAGCGCCGCTTATTCCTTCAAATGCTTCATTGGTGCGAACTTTATTTATTTCTTCTTTTATTAGTTGCTTAACTAATTTTTCTGTTAATTTCATATTTTTATTACCTTCAAATTTATTAAAAACTTGTCTTATAAGAGATTCAGTTAAGCCTAATTTTTTTATAGTTTCTGGGTTTAACATTCCTTTAGATTTTAATAGATTAATTAAATCTGCTACTCTTTTAGGATCTTTACCAATTTTTTCAGCGATTTTAGTTAATGAATCATCGGCGCTATAATCAAATTTAGATTTTTTTGGTGGAGGTGGCGGTACTGATGCAGAAATTGGCTTCATGCTCTTTTCAATTTCAGAAGCGGCTTTTTTTTCTTCTTTTTCTTTGTCTTTTCTCATTTTTCTATTTATTTTAATAGCTTCTTCATGAGCTTTATTAATTTCTGCTTCTAATTCTTGTCTAATAGGCTCGTTCCATTGCTGCATCAACAAAGCAATTTTATTTTGCATTGTTGATATAATTTTTTCAGCCTCACTATAATCTTTAGAATTAGGCTGTAATCTATCTCTAACAGTTTTTAAATCATTAACATCAGAATGTAATTTATTAATATAATCAAAAAAAGTTTTTATATCATCTTCTTTCTTTTCAGATGGTATATCTTTAATAAAATCATTAACATCTATTTGTTCTATTTCTGGTTGTTTATTTTTTGTTTTTATAGAAAAAATATCTTTTAATTTTTTAGAAACATCTTGTATAGAAATTTCAAGTAATAATTCTTCTGTAATAATTTCTTTTATTCTCTGTTCGGTAATAATCATAACAATTTTTCCTAGTAGTTGTAACGATAAATACCGCGAGTTGGGAAACCATATTTTGGAATAGAACCTTTGATTGGCTCTTGTGGAACTTCACCAAACTCTGTAGAGCTTTCAATATCTGGCTTAAGAAGATTTTTCTCCATTTTATCTTCAAAGCTTTTTTCTGCTCTAAACTTAGGCATTTCGTTTTCAATAAAATTAGCTAAATTATAAATAACTACTTGAGGAGCGTTTTCGCCACCGGGAGGTTGTTGAGTAAATTTGCCTTCTAGAGAGCCATATACATTACCTGCATATACGCTTTCTGGGAGGATTACGCCATGTTGAACCATGTACTTAAAAAGGCGCTCTTGAAGCTTGTAAACGCCATCTGTTTGTTCTTCTTTTGGAAGAACTAGTACTTTATTTTTCTCTGGCATAACAATAATGTCTATTTCAGGATGCTCACGTAAAATAAAATCACCAGAAAGTGTTTTACGGATGTTAACTTCTTTCTTTAATCCTTCATTAGTTTTTATTGTTACAGTAATCATCTTATGATTCTACCTCTTTAACAAATTGTTGAATCTTTAAAAGACTTTCCAACATTGGTTGTGTTAATTGTTTATTAGTTTTAAATTCTTTTAATATGTCTAACAATTTTTTCGTTTTATAAGTCATAGTATCATCGACTTTTATGTTTTCATTATCAATTGCTTCATTAATTTTGCTGTTTAATCTGCTAATTTCTTCATTTAAATAAACTTTTAATTCTAAACCATCATCTGCAAAAGAACTTACATATTTTGTAAGTAATTCTTTTTGTTCATTTAATAAACCAGAGTATTTTTCATTAAATTTTTTAACGAATGTTGTGTAAACAATATTATCTATGTGTTTTAAATTGCTATCTTCTAATTTTTTGTTAATAAACTGACCAACTATAGCTTGTTCAAGTAATAGTTTTTCTTTTACTGGTGTTGTGTCATTGAATATTTGAGAAATTGTAGCTAAATCCTTGTAATAAGGAACAAAATTGCTATATACGCCCGTACCAAGTGATTTATTAATTTTATTTATCAATCTTGTTTGTTCGCTAAATACTTCTTGCTTGTTTAATTGATAATGTCTATTTTTAACCTCTGTTAAATACTTATCTGCCATGCTAGATTCAACTTCTGGCATTAGAAGTGATTTATAAAGAGATAATTCATATCCTAAAAGCTTTGAAGGATGAAAAAATTCTAAAATTACATCTTTAACTGCATTAAGTCTATTTAGATCTTTGTCTAAAGATGCTTTTGTACCTTCGCGCATTAAAGTTTCAAATAAAAATGCGGTATTTCTCTTTTTATTATGTTTGAATGTCAGCATATATTATTCCAAATCTTTAATATCTTGTTTTTCTTCAGTAATTAAAGTTTTTTCTTTATTAAATAGTGCTTTAGACAACGATTGTAATTTATTTTCTACTTCTAATAGCAATTCTTCATCCTTTTGATACGCTTCTGTATGTTCAGATTCATATAAACCTTTACTAATTTTATTTATACCGGCAGAATTTCTATTAATTGCACTTAAATCAGGGAACATACTACGGTTTGTGTCGCCGGAAGTGGATTCAGGCTTGATCATTCTTTTAATACTCTTGCCCATGCCAGCATTTTTGCGTTGGTCGCTAGCTACTTTCATATTTAGCTTACCGTGCCATCCTGCTTTAGTATAAGCCATGCCTAAAGAGCCGTCTGGTCTTCTGGCAGGAGCTGCTAATAGGTTATTATCTTCTGGTTTAGCGCCGCCTGCTTCGCCACCAGCAGCGCTTGGAGCAGCACCGGCTTCGCCACCCGGTGTTTCAGGGGTGGATCCTCCTCCTACATCACCACCAGCTTCACCGCCGCCTCCAGCTAAATCTCCTCCAAGACCACCACCGCCTCCACCTCCACCAGCTGCTTGATCACCACCAGAACCAAGGGCTTCAAGAGACATTTGTAGATTTTTATCATAAAATAAATCTCTATGAATTCTTGCTACTTCGTTTTCTTGCATTCTAAATACATTTTCATATATCCATCTATTGCTAAAGCCAAGCTCTTTTGCTTCCTTGCCTACGGCTACTTGCTTAGAGAAATGTTCTAACTCTTGCAATTCACTGATTTTAGATGGATTGTTTAATTTTAATTTAAAAGACAGTAAATCTTCGTTTCTATATCCAAGAGTATATAAGTGAATAATCCCAATTTTTTCTAATTCACTTATTATTACTCTCTGTAGTCGCTGTATAGTACGAGCAAAACGTATATCTTTTTGTGCCAATGTGCTTTTATCGTCTGAAGCTTTGTCTTTGGCGCTTGTTAGATAGGATTGTGGAATTTTTATAGCTGAAAATAGTTTGTCACGTAGATACTGAACGTCATCTATATCACCTTGAAATTGTCCACCGGGAAGATTTTCTATTTTTGTTGCACTTGTAGTGCCGCGAACTGGTAAATAGAAATCTTCATCAATACTCATTGGATTATAACGCAAATCAACGCGACCAGTACTTGGATCAACGATTTGATTACGCTTCATTTGAATCATAATCTTTTGTATATATTGCTCAACTTCTTGTGGAGCAACGTTACCTACATCTATGTAAAACACTCTACGTTCTGGTGCGCGAACAATACGATAGGCCATCATTGCATCTTCCATTAGTTGCAACTGACGCCATATACGTCTAGCAGGCTCAAGTATGGAAGTACCGTATGGAGAATACTTGTCTTGCCCGAGAACTCTAAAATGTGCTATCTGCCAACTTTCAAATGTCATTCCTGCGCTGTTCCATTGAAATTGAACATAGTTAGGATTTGTTTCGTCTTGTCCTTCTAGTCTTTCTAATTCTGGAGATGGTAAACCAAGAACGTTTTTTACGCCTAGCTTTTCATCAATATCAAGATATAAAAAGAAATCACCAAACTTACACATTGTTCTACACCAAGAAAACAAATTAGATTCTATATTTAATATTTTAAAAAATAAATTATATAAAACATTTTTTATTTCTTCATTACGGCAGTCAATAATAACAACTTGTCTAAAAGCATTGCTTGTTGTCATTTCATCTGCATAAATATCTAATGCAGACGCTAGTTCAGGCATGAATTCCATTTGATCAAAATCGCTATACCTCTCTGCACGACTTTGATTAGCCATGATATTACTTTGGATAGCTTCAAAAGGATTATAGCTTTTCTTTTTAAATGCCTGACCAGATGCGCTTGTAAATTTATAACGATCCAAATCTCTACGCTTTTGACGTATTGGAGACTGAGAACGAAAGCTAGCTAATGGACCTGAAAATAATCTTGTTAATCCTACATAAAGTGCAGATTCACTATTACGAGGATTCTTTTCATTTTCTCCTTCTTTATCTTGACTAGAAGTATAATTTTGTTTATCGTTTTTTATATTATTGTCAGCCATATTGTTAACCTTTAATTACCCAAATAAAATCTTTATACATTTGTTGAGCCACTTGTTGCCTACGACTATTTTCTTCGCTATGAAAACCTTTTATGCTTGTGTCTAGATAGTTACCAGTTTTTCCTATAGCTCCTAGAAATGCCTTAGAATACTCTATATTTCTTTCATTGTTAATTATAGCTGTATCTCTTACCCAACAACCAATAGCAAGTGATAAAACTAAATCATCGTTATAACCTTTTTGAGCTTCTGGTCTGCCGTTAACCCAAACAAATGTATCTAATTCATTGATTGTTCTTCTAGAATTAAGAATTAGTGATTTATTTCTTATATATTCATCTAATTTTGCAACTATTAATGGTCTAGTTTTCATTGAAGTAGAAAAACCCGGAACGGTATTGCTAGAGTATTGATTATGAGTCAGACCATCAACAAATTCATGCGAGCCTTTAGTTGAATAATAAATATTTGGATACGCCATATCAACCAATTTAGTTAATACAGAATAGCCAACGTTATTATTTTCAACAACAATCATACAGTTGCCATATTCTCTACCTACATCAAATAATAATCTTGCAAAACTATCAAGATCAATTTTTCCTTGATATTCTGCAACTTGTTCCATATTTTTTATATCAAGAACGTGAAAAACAGAAAAATCTCTACCATCTCCTCTTGCTACGTCTGCTGTCAGCAGATAAGAACCGCCATTTTCGAATTCTTTCCAAATATAATAATTTCTATCTATCCAAGTTTTTCTTTTTGGTTCTTGGATATTTTTTTTCATTCTTGAAATATCTTCTGCTACAACCACTGTTTCGCCAGAGGCGTTAAAATTACATTCAAATTCTTGAGCTATTTGACGCTTACTCATATTTCGCGTCATATTGTCAAACCATTCTTGTGTATATTCTGGGTGTAGTGTCCAAGGAAGTTTAGAAGGTTTAAAGTTGTTAGCCCCGCTTTCTGAATCAACGTATGTTTTGTGGAACCAATTACCAACACCATTTGGAGTTGATAAAGCTATACAACGACCACCAGTTGAAAGAGTTGGTAGCAAACCGGTCCAAAGCTCATCCATTTCTTCTACGTGCGCTGCTTCATCTAATACTAGCAAAGAAAGTGCTTGAGAACGACCTGCATCTTTAGAAGTAGGAACACCTTGTATTTTAGAGCCGTTATCCAATTCAAGTTTAGTTTTATTATTAATACTAATTTGTGTTAGCTTTAGCCACTTGGGTATAGAATCAATAATATCTTTTACTTTTTCTACTATTTCAATTGCAGTGTTAAGCTTGGTTGCCATTACAAGGACATTTTTTTCCTTATGAAATAGCATCATCCATGCAATATAACCAGAAACAATAGTAGATATACCCATTTGACGTGATTTTAATATCACATTGAATCGGTGATCGTGGAAGTCAGATAATAATTGTTTCTGGAATTTAAATGTTTTAAAAGGTATTAATCCGCGCTCTTGATGGACTATTTTTGCGTAGTTATCTAGAAAATAGGCAGGTTCTCTGCCACATTTTAAAATCTCTTTAGTGATTTCCTCTTTAGATAACTTATACGCCATGCCATTACCTTATTACCTATTTTAAATATGTTTTTGGTTGACGAACATTCATTAACCAACGTTTTGCTACATCAACATAAGAACTTTGTGGTGCTTTGTCTTCTTTAGAATATCCTTGAACATTCCCTATTTCATAA